AGAGCGGCCGATTCTGTACGGGTCATCCCTACTCAGAGTGAGGTGCCGATGGCTGGAGTCAAGGGCAGGGGCGGGCCGCCGCCCAAGCGGGACGGCCAGCGCCGACGGCGGAACGTGCCGGCGGGCGGCGTGGCCGAGCAGGTGACCGACCCGTTCGAGCTGACCATCCCCCCGGCCCCGGCCGAGTGGCACCCGGTGGCTGTGACCTGGTACGAGGCGCTCGGCCGGTCGGGCCAGTCGATCTACTACACGAACAGCGACTGGGCCACGGCGTACGTGCTGGCCGAGTCGATCAGTCGGGAGCTCCACCCGCAGCCGGTGGTTGTCGGGTCGGGCGCCGAGGCGACGGTGGAGCTCCACAACCTCCCCCCGAAGGGCGCGGCCCTGGGTGCGTGGCTCAAGGGGATGGCGGCGCTGATGACGACCGAGGGCGAGCGGCGTCGGGCTCGGCTGGAGCTGGAGCGACCGAGGCCTGACGCTGGGACGGGTGATGCTGGTGGCTCTGTCTCATGGCTTGACGCTGCCCGCCGCAACGGCACCGGCTGACCGTCTCGACACCCTGCCGCCCTGGCCCTGGGACGTTCTGGACGACGAGGCGCCACGAACCCTGGGGTGGCACGCCATCGCCTGGGCCGAGGGCTGGACCGGGTTCCCCGGTCTGCCCGACGGGTGGCAGGGGCTGATCCAGCCGAACGGGCCGAGGGCCCGCAAGCCGTTCCGGTTCACCGCCCGCCAGTGCCGTTTCCTGCTCTGGTTCTACGCCCTCGACGCCGACGCTCAATGGCTGTTCATCTACGCTGTGCGGCGCCTGGCCAAGGGGTCGGGCAAGTCACCGTTCGCCGCGGTGCTCTGCCTGATCGAGTTCCTGGCCCCGGTGCGGCTGGCCACGTTCCGGGCCGGCCAGCCCGGCGGGGTGGAGGGCCGCCAGGTCGACATGCCGCTGGTGCAGATCGCCGCCACGGCCGAGAGCCAGACCAAGAACACAATGCGGATGGTCCGGGCGTTCGCCCCGAAGGGCTCCCACGTGGTCGACTTCTACCACCTCGACCCGGGCCTGACCCGCTACTACGGGCTAGGCGAGCGGACACTGGAGGTCATCACCAGTTCGGTGTCTGCGTCGGAGGGCGCCGAGTCGTCGTTCGTGGTTGAGGACGAGCAGGAGCATTGGAAGCCCAGCAACCAGGGGCCGGCGCTGGCCGCCACCTTGGGCGACAACCTGGCCAAGTCGGGGGCCCGAGCGCTGGGTACGTGCAACGCCTGGGTGCCCGGGGCCGAGTGCGTGGCCGAAACCGACTGGGACGCCTGGATCCTGCAGGAGGAAGGTCGGCTGGTGGACGACGCGGGCCGGACCCTCTACGACGCCATCGTGGCCCCACCCGACACCGACATGTCCGACGCCGACTCGCTGCGGGCCGCGCTCGAATGGGTCTACGGCGACTGCGAGTGGAAGCGGCCGCACGGCCCCGATGGCGAGCCGGTGCCCGGGTCGGCCGTCGATGTCCGGCCCATCATGAAGCGGATCTGGGCGGCCTCGGCCAAGCCCGACGATTCCCAACGGAAGTACTTGAACCGGCCGACGGCGGCACTGGACGCCTGGACCACACCGGAGGCGTGGGCCCTGCTGGCCGACCCCAGTGTGGTGGTGGCCGACGGCGACGAGGTGGCCCTGTTCTTTGATGGGTCGAAGTCGCAGGACGCCACGGCGCTGATCGGGTGCCGGATCTCCGATGGGCACGTGTTCACGGCCGGTGTGTGGGAGCCGGACCCGAACGACCCCGACGATGTGGTGCCGGTGGCCGAGGTCGACGCCACGGTGCACCTGGCTTTCAATCGGTGGCGGGTGGCCGGGTTCTTTGCCGATGTGCGGGAGTGGGAGAGCTTCGCCAAGGTGTCCTGGCCGGCCGAGCTCGGCGACGGCCTCCGGGTGCAGGCGGTGCCCGGCGGGAAGGACCCGCAGCCGATCGCCTGGGACATGCGGACCCACACCTACGAATTCACCACCGAGTGCGAGCTGGTGCTGGCCGAGATCGCCGATCGGGCGTTCACCCACGACGGCGGCGGCGCCCTGGCCCGCCATGTCGGCAACGCCCGCCGGAAGGTCAACCGCTACGGCGTGTCGATCGGCAAGGAGTCGCCGGACTCGGCCCGGAAAATCGACGCCGCGGTCTCGATGATCGGGGCCCGGATGGTGCGGCGGCGGGTGCTGTCGGCCCCGGCCCCGAAGGGCAAGAAGCCCGGCCGGGTGGTCGCTTGGGGCGCCCGGTGAAGTACCTCTGACAGAAAGCAGAACCCCATGCCCGTCATCGCTCGATTCCGTTCCGGCCTCACGGCCGTGCACACCGCCACCGCCCCAACCAACGATCTCGGCGTGGGCACCGGTGCGTCGATCGACCTCGGCGCCTTTGTCGACTTCTCGCTGGCCGACGGGACCACGGTCGGCGCCGCTGATCGGATCTTCGCCGACACCCGCACGGTGAACGCCTCCACCAACGATGACGTGGACCTGGCCGGCACGCTCACCGATTCGTTCGGGGCCACGGTCACGTTCGTCAAGGTGAAGGGCATCTGGGTTCGGGCCGCCGCCGCCAACACCCAGACGTTCACGGTGGGTGCGGCTCCGTCCAACGGCTGGGCCACGATGCTGGCCGCCGCCGGCGTGATCATGCGCCCGGGTGCCGCGTTCTCGGTCCTGACCGGTGCGGCCGACAACACGGCCTACGGCGTCACTGCCGGCACCGGCGACCTGCTCCGCATCGCCAACGGCGCCGGCGCGTCGATCGCCTACGACATCGTCATCGTGGGCACCTCGGCCTGATCGAGCTGTCCCGCTGGCCAGGAGGGAGGTGAGCCGATGCTGACCGAGAAGACACTGCAACCGGTCCTCGCCGCCCTTCGCCGGGCCCGGGACCTTGAGCTGGCCCGGCTCCGCACGATCCGCACGTACCTCCGCAACGAGGCGTGCGACATCTACGTGCCGAAGGAAGCGACCGACGAGTATCGGATGCTGGTCGATCAGGCCCGCTTTAACGTGCTGCCCCTGGTGGTCAAGTTCGACACCCAGGACCTGGCCGTCTCCGGGTACCGGTCGATGGGGGCCAACGGTCGGCCACCGTCGCTGGACAACTCGCCAGTGTGGGACAAGGTGTGGCAGCCGAACCGGCTCGACGCCCGCCAGCGCCAGGTGCACCGCTCGGCTGTCACCTACGGCGCCGGCTACGCCTCGGTGCTGCCGGGTGACCCGGGGCCGGTGATCTCCCTGTGGTCGCCGTGGAGGATGACGGCGCTCTACGCCGACGAGGTGAACGATGAGTGGCCGGTCTACGCCATGTCGGTCAACCAGCCCGACGTGCTGGCCAACGGCCGCTATCTGCTCGATGACGCCACCGCCGGGGCCCTCGGTGGCGAGGTGCTGGTGAAGGTCTACGACGCCACCCACATCTACACCATGACGGTCGACGCCCGGAACAAGGGTGCCGCCGGGACCTTGACCGACGTTGCCGATCACGGCCTGCAGGTGTGCCCGGTGGTGCGGTTCTGGGACCCGGACGAGGACGGGTGCAGCCCTGGCCGGGTAGAGCCGCTGATCCCGGTGCAGCGCCAGATCAACCAGACCACCTTCGGCCTGCTGATGACCCAGCAGTTCCAGTCGTTCCGCCAGCGGTGGGCCACCGGCATGGCCATCGAGGTCGATGACGACGGCAAGCCAACCCAGCCGTGGAACGCGGCCGTCTCCGCTGTCTGGCAGAACGAATCCCCCGATGGCCGGTTCGGCGACTTCGCCGAAACCAGCCTTGATGGGTACCTGACCAGCCGAGACAAGGCCCTGCTGTTCGTCACCAGCACAAGCCAGATTCCGCCGCACAACATGGTGGTGGGCAACGCCATCGCCAACATCTCGGCCGAGGCCCTAGCGGCCCTGCAGTCGGCCCACGATCACAACACCGAGGACACCCAGACCCAGCTCGGCGAATCGTGGGAGCAGACACTGCGCCTAGCCGCCCTCGCCGCCGGCGACCAGGATGGATGGGTGGACACCTCGGCCCAGGTGGTCTGGGCCGACCGTACGCCCCGCTCGCTGGCCCAGATCGCCGACGCCCTCGGCAAGCTGGCCACCCTGCTGGAGATCCCGGTTGAAGCCCTCTGGGAGCGAATCCCGGGGGTGACTGATCAGGACATCGAGCGGTGGAAGGTGATGCGGGAGCAGCAGTCGCCGATGACCGAGCTGCGGGCCATGCTCGACCAGCCGACCGAGGACGACGGCGGAGCGTCGGAGGTGAAGACACAGGCGGACGCCATGGGTGTCCTGATCCGGGCTGGTGTCGATCCCGAGTCGGCAGCGGCCCAGGTGGGGCTGCTCGGGGTGGAGTTCACGGGGGCGGTGCCAACGTCGTTGCGGCTTCCTGAACCGGCGGCGGCCCAACTGGAGCAGCCGTAACCAGTGGCCTCGGCCGAGGTGCTGACGGCTCAGCATCACCGCAAGGTTGAGCTGATCGCCGACACGGCCGCCCACCAGGTGGCCGTCGAGGCCCGCAAAGCCGGCACCGCCGACATCGACGCATGGTGGGCGCGGCGGTCGTCGTTCGTAGCTGATGTGGTTGGCGAAGCGTTCGATCTCACGGCGGGGCTGGCGCTCCGCTGGTTGGGCGAGTCGGCCGCCCTGGCCGGCATCGACTTGGAGCCGGTGGCCGCCGTGCTGGTCGGCGACCAGGTGGCCACCGCCCTCCGGGTGGTCGGCCCGGTCGGATTCAAGACGGCCCTGGTTCGCACCAGCAACGTGGATGTGGCCCGGCGGGTCATGGCCGACCGGCTGGCCGGGACCACCCG